TGCTCTGCACAGTACATTGGATAAATAAATATGTCGGATACGTCCCAAGAAAACTTACCTCAGACGAATGGGCACTCGTCTCAAAACAAAAAGCTAACATACCAAGAGATTTCCCTTATTTGCCTACTATGTATAATCACCCTTGTACCATTTGGGCTAGGAGTAGCTTGGACAATTACGAATGGTTATACACATACGCACTTGCTCTCGGGGAAGAATACACTTACAGGTATGGAAAAGTGCATAAGTCAATTCGAGACTGCGTACTCAACCTCCCATCATTACAATTCCCCAGCAATGGTCTTACCGAATTCGCTCAGGCTATGCCAGACGAATGTAAGCGACCCCACCCCATTGACGCCTACAGAGAATACTACAGAACAGAAAAATCCCACCTCGCCAGCTGGAAACACCGAGAAAGACCAGCTTGGTACTGAGGATTGAAAAAATATTTCTTGACAACGCCTTAAATTTTTAGTATAATATATAAATGAATAAAGATATAAGAGCATATTTAAGCAAGTGTCGCGACGCATATTTTAATGGTCGCCCTCTCATACCAGATGAAGTGTATGATAGACTTGTTGAGAATGTTAATACTGATGAAGTGGGCTCAGCTACAGACAGTCGTTTTAAGCACCCCTTCCAAATGTTCTCCCTTCAAAAAGTCTTTGCAGACGAAGATACCGCACCTGATTACGGCAAAGAAGCCGTTGTTACAACTACTAAGTTGGACGGTGCCGCTGTGTCTATTACTTATGTAGATGGAGTATTTCATCAAGCATTGACTAGAGGAGATGGAGTAGCAGGACTGGATATTAGTGATAAAATGATACATATAGTTCCTAGAGTATTGGAAACAGGACAAACAGGAATGGCATTATTTGCAGGAGTAAAACAAATTACTGGGGAAGTAGTTGCTCCTAAAACACTACCAAATGCAAGAAACTATGCAGCTGGCGCTCTTAATCTTAAAGATGTCGAAGAATTTAAAAACAGAGATTTAACTTTTATCGCATATGGAATACAGCCATACATTGGAGTAAGGTGGCTAGAAGATATGAAACTTTTAGACAACTGGTTTAATGTAATATCAATGGGCGACTGGGCTCAGTTCCCAAATGACGGAGTTGTATTTCGAGTTGATAGATATAATGCATTTGATAAGTTAGGACACACTTCACACCACCCCAGAGGAGCATACGCATACAAGACAAGAGCGGAAGGAGTTGTCACTAAACTATTAGATGTCGAATGGAATACTGGAAAGAGTGGCGTTATTGCCCCTGTAGGTATTCTTGAGCCTGTCCTTATTGGAGAGGCTACGGTTTCAAGAGCTACATTACACAACTATGCTTTTATAGAAGAATTAGGTTTAGAAATTGGTTGTAATGTAGAAGTTATTAGAAGTGGGGAAATTATCCCTAAAGTAGTGAGGAGAGTATAATGCTATTATATCTTGAATCACAATTACAAAACGCATATAGAGTATATATGCTACACATTCCAGCAGGTTCTAAAGCAATGTCTTTAGAAGAATTTAGAACAGAAATGGAAAATGATGAAGAAACATTTGAACTATTATTAGCAGAATTTGAGAATTTACCTAATGAGCAACGACATACACACTAAAAAGTTATTACAGAAAGAGAAAAGATTAGCAGAAGCTAAGTTATCTTTTGATTTATCTTATTGGGTAAAATGGACAGGTTCTTTTATACTACTTGCTGCTATGATGTTAAGAGGAGCACAGGTTTATCCTATTGCTGATTTGATTTTGTCAACTATCGGTTGCATATGCTGGCTTTGGGTTGGTATTATGTGGAAAGATAGAGCATTGATAATTCTTAATGCAGCCGCAGTAACTATTCTAGGAGTAGGCGTTCTACGAGTTATAGCAGGTGCATAATGTTTTGTGCATTTGGAATAAGTATAATACTTGGACTTAAATTCTGGATATGGAAATATATTGAGAAAATGTAATGTCTATTGGTAAGTATAATGAAACATATTTTAAAAATCACCCCGAAGAAAAAGAAAGAGAGGGTGTTTTGTATGGAGTTATATTAGTTAATAAAAAGACATTTGAAAGAGAAGTAATAAAAGTTGGTATTGCGTCAGGAAAAGATTGGCGTCATGTTATAAAAAGAAGTCGTGGATTTCAGGGTTATGATTTGAGGATTCAACGAACTTGGGCTAGCACTCTATATGAAGTTTTTTGTATGGAGCAACAGCTACACGATAAGTTCTCAAATGATAGACTTGAACCCACTCACAAATTTGGAGGACATACAGAGTGCTTCAAAATTACGAGTAAAATATTGGAGGATTTTCCAAAGAAATGGACATAAATAAAAACCCAGAAAAATATGTAGAAAGTGAAAAACCACTAGAAGAACACAAACACAAGGGTTGGTTTTACCACTATCCCACTAAGAAATTTTATCGGTGGGACGATATACCCTACGACAAAGATGAAGATAAATAAGGTAGGTTGGACTTACTTTGCAATTATCGAGGACTTCTTGACAAAAGAGGAGTGCTACGATATTATCAACGCGTGTCAAGGAACATGGAATTATACTCAAATCCCAGCGGGTGCATACCAAAATGGTTGGTCAACCGAAAGTCAAAAGCGATATGTTGGCAACCCTTTTGAAGTACAATTTAAAAATAAAATTGATAAAATTACAGGAGAATTTAATAGATTAACATATGAGTTTAATCTATTACCTACTTATAGGCATTTTGTTAATAGATATGAAGTAGAAGATGTACTAGGCTGGCATGAGGACAATCACGAAAGTGTAGAAGATTTATTCAAGAAGGCACCTGCCCGTAGAATTTCAGTAAGTATATATCTAAACGAAGATTATGAAGGCGGAGAATTTGAATTAAAAAGCATAGGTAAATGGAAATTTAAAGCTGGAACAGCAGTAATATTTCCATCAGCTATACCGCACAGAGGACATATGGTAACTAGAGGAAAGAAATATAACTACACAGTTATAAGAGAGGGAGTAAGAGGAGCGTGACAGTAATTAAAGGTATTTCAGAGGGGTTTCATGACGCCTCAGTTGCCCTAATACAAGGGAACGAGATTCTTTGGGCAAAGCACGCAGAGCGCTTAACAAGAAAAAAGAATGATAGAGTCAACCCAAAAACTCTCCGAAATGCAGACGCTGATGCGTCCGTTTTTTATGAGAATGTACCGCTAAAGAACGAAAGACGTATAGCACATTCACAACTCCCTGTTTCAACAAAAATTTTCGATAGTTGTGACTATTGGGTGGAACACCACGAAAGCCATGCAGCAGGAGCGTATTACACCGCACCATTTTCCGAAGATGTCGTTGTCCTCGTGATAGACGCAATAGGAGAATGGACAACCAGCAGTATATGGACGATGAATGGCAAAAAATTGAAAAAAGTTTTTGAAAAAATTTATCCCCAAAGCATTGGCCTGTTCTATAGTGCTATTACGAAGCGTATTGGTTTGAAACCAAATGAAGATGAATATATAACTATGGGAATGGCGGCATATGGAGAACCATGTATAGATATGACTCATTGCTTTCTTGATTGGGCAAATTACCACAAAGGTTTTAGTTTAAACGAATTTAAAGGAAAACACCCTTACGATATTGCCGCAAGTGCCCAAATGCAGGCGGAGTTTGAAATTCAAAAGTTAGTAGGGTATGCAGCGAATCATGGCAAGAATTTATGCTATGCAGGTGGAGTCGCACTCAACTGTGTAGCCAATAGTAAAATACTACACCACCATTTTGATAATGTTTGGATTTACCCAAATCCAGGCGATGCTGGTAGTAGCTTAGGTGCGGCATTAGGATATAGTAGAAAACACGTTAGATACAGTCCTTACTTAGGCACTAATATAGAAAATGAGAGAAACCCTAAGTTGATAGTTGACTGGTTATTAGAGAAAAAAATAGTAGGAGTAGCAAATGGAAAAGCGGAATTTGGTCCGAGAGCTCTTGGCAATAGGAGTTTGCTTGGTGATGTGCGTTACGATATTAAGCGCGCAGTTAATAGAATCAAAAGAAGGCAGAATTTTAGACCATTCGCTCCAGCTATTCTATCAGAGTTTGCAGATGACTATTTCGAAGGACAAATGAATGAATATATGCAATATACAGCAAAAGCAAAACATGATTATAATTCAGTTACCCACGTGGACGGAAGTGCTAGAGTACAATTAGTACACCCTACAAATCCTAGTATATTGAGACCAATTTTAGAAGAATATTATAACAAAACTGGAATTCCGATGCTATTAAATACAAGTCTTAATATAAAAGGTCAACCAATGGTAGACACTTGGGAAGACGCTATGGAATTTCAGAAAAAGTATGGAGTTAAAGTATTTTGAGTATATTATTCGCGGGCTGTAGTTTCACAAATGGAATGGAACTAAAAGACAAAAAGAAAGACAGATTTAGTAATATAGTTGCTAGAGAATTTGGAATACACGAATGGAATGAGGGAAAAGTTGGAGCAGGAAATGACTATATTCAAAGAACAGTATTTAATGCAGTACTAGGCAATAAAAAATATTGGAGTACTAGACCTCAGCCAGTCGACGCAATAAAATATAAAAGAAAACCAGAGCCTGTTCAAAAGACAAATAGCTATATAGCAGATATGGAACATTGGATGGGCGACCGCGGGGATTTGAAAGACAAAGAGCATACCTACGTTCAAGAGATAAATAAACAAAGAGAATATGAAAAAGCAGGAACGCCCAATTTAGTAGTATGTATGTGGTCTGGTTTAAACAGATTAGAAACATTAAGAAAATCAAAAGTTACAGACGATTGGAGTTGGACTATAGGTACTTGGGCACAACACTACTTAGACCCTAAAACTTTAAAAGCGGCAAAAGGTAGCAGACCCTATGTAGACGCACATCATGAATATGTGGATAGAAAATCTATAGAAATATTTATGGCAAATGTAAGAAATGCTTTATATAGTTATAGATTGACTATAGGCAGTATGTTAGCAGTAAAGTATTTACTTGAAGCAAAAGGAATACATCAATTACACTACTTATTTTCACATGGGCAGTATAGACCATTGCTTCCAACATTAGATTGGGAAACCTATGAACAAAACAATTTTTGGTGGGAATCACTAGACTTAAATAGAAAACAATTAGTTGAAGAATTACCTGTATTAGAATCCGAAGGTTTCTATGATATGTGTCTTAGAAAAGGACTTAAAATTGGAATAAAAGACCACCCACTAGAAGATGCCCACAGCCATATGGCTAACAGAATTATCGAGGATATAAAAAATAATGAATTTCATAAAGAATTTAAGTAAACGAATTAAAATTTGGTGGTTTGAGTGGAAGTTGCGCAGAACTTATCGCCCGGACACCTATGTATATGAAGATGATGAAATTTTCGAACCTGAAAAAGAAAGTCAGGAATCGAAAAATAGTTCTTGACAAATGGTCAAATTTCATCTATAATATACAATATAAAATTAAAAAAGAGAGAAAAATCTAAATGAGCCAAATTTTACCACCAACGACCTGTCCATCTTGCGATGGAAATGTAGATTGGGTTAATGACCTGATTTACTGTTTCAACAAGATGTGTCCAGCTCAATGGAGTAAAAAATTGGAACACTTTGGAAAACTCTTAAAAATAAAAGGATTCGGCCCAGCTACTATTAAGAAGTTAGAGGTCGATGATTACCCAGAACTGTATGAGCTGTCGGTTGATGATATTTCCTCAAGACTAGGCTCAGAGAAGATGGCAGTTAAGTTAGCAACTGAAATTGAGAAGTCAAAATCAGTTGATTTGCAAACATTACTGCCAGCCTTCTCCATACCACTTTTTGGTCGGTCAGCTTCTCAAAAATTATGCGAGAAAATTTCGACACTCGAAGAAATTTCAGAGAAAAGTTGTACTGAAGCGGGGATTGGCCCAAAAGCAACAGCAAACCTTTTAGACTGGTTAGATGAAGAATTCTACCCAAATGAATACGACAAAAACCTCCCCTTTAGCTTTTCGGCAACGAAAACAGTAAAAAGGGAAACAGTAGGAACAGTCTGTATTTCAGGTCGACTCAGTTCGTATCCAACTAAGGCTCGTGCTGCAGAGGTTCTGGAACAACACGGCTATGCCGTGAAAAATAGTCTGACAAAGGACTGCACTCATTTAATCAATGAGTCTGGAATTGAGTCAGCCAAAACGCAGACTGCTCGAGAACGAGGAGTCATTATAATAAATAACATTTTAGATTTAATTGGAGAAAAAAATGGCATTACCTAAATGGACAGATGAGAGAACATCATCTCTTGAGAGCTTCGTAGGCTCTGAAAGCCCTGTTTCCCAAGCTACTGTAGCTAGCGCTGCAGAAGAACTAGAAACTTCTGTAAGAAGTGTTAGTTCAAAGCTAAGAAAAATGGGTTATGATGTAGAACTTGCTTCTTCAAGCAACACTAAATCTTTTAGTGACGCTCAAGAAGCTACATTGTCAGCATTTGTTACTGATAACTCAGGACAATATACATATGCTGAAATTGCAAGCAACTTTGAAGGTGGAGCATTTAGTGCAAAATCAATTCAAGGTAAAATCCTTTCTATGCAACTTACTGAGCACGTTAAACCTGCTCCTAAAGTTGAGTCAGTTAAAACTTATTCTGACGACGAAGAAGCTACATTTATCGGCATGGTAAATGATGGTGCTTTCATAGAAGCAATTGCAGAATCTCTAGGCAGAAGTGTAAACTCTGTTAGAGGTAAAGCACTTTCTTTACTTAGAGCTGGCGAAATTAACGCTATACCTAAGCAGGAAGTGACTAAAGGGTCTGGCAAAGCAGATCCTCTTGCTGATTTAGAGATTGACGACATGACTGTTGAATCAATCGCTGACGAAATCGGTAAAACTGTTAGAGGTGTTAAAACCATGCTAACAAGACGTGGTCTAGTTTGCGCTGACTACGACGGTTCAGCAAGAAAAGAAAGAGTTCAATAAGAACTTTCTATTTGTCAAGATTGTAGGGGAGGAAACTCCCCTGCTTTTTCTTGGGAGAGACGATGACAGTAGAAAGCGCATTATTAAAGCAACTCTTATCGCAAGGAGATTTCGAAACATGGAATCGACTGCAACAACACTATCTACCTGAAGGTGAATACCAGAAAATTTGGAAGATAGTGGATAAGCACGTCCACAAGTTCCATGCTCTACCTACTTTTGAAGATTTAAAATACGAGATTAGGTCTAGAGAACTACAAGAAAAGATTTTTGCGATAGAAGCTGTTGAAACTGATGTTCCAGCTTACGAACTGTTAGAGTATCTCAAAGATGGATTTACACAAAACGAAATCCTAACCAAGATTGAGACATATCTAGACGAAACAATTTCCGTTGCAGATGCAAAGGAAAATATCGACTATCTGCAAGAGATGGTCGTACAAGTTCAGGATAGAGTTAACACAACCGAAGATGCCGATACAATGGACGTGGTTGAGTTATTCGATTCTGAAGAAGATTTAGCTAAGTATCTACCTCTTGGTCTTAATCAAGACTATGATATAAGCTATCAATTCTCTCCCAAAGACTTGGTCATTGTGGGGGCTCAACGAGGTCACGGTAAATCATTTACTTGTTGTAATATGGCAGTTAATGCCCAACAACAAGGTCGTTCCGTGCTTTATTTCACAATCGAGATGGATCAGCGTCCTATTCTACAAAGAATGGCATCAATGTCCACAGGAATTCCACTAGGCAGACTTATTAAGCGTAACCTTTATGAAAAGGAGTGGAATCGTATTGCCCAATGGTGGGCAGATCGTTTTATAGACGGTCATGAAGTTCTTGCTCAACATAATGTTAGTGAGGATTTCGATAAGTTCCACTATGAGCTTTCTCGTAACTGTGAATTAAAGAAAGAAGCGCAACTAGATGTATTCTACGATCCTAGCTTAACATTGGCTAAAATTATTAGTACAGTTAGGCAAAAGAAAGTAGAATACCCTGATCTAGGCATGGTAATCGTAGATTATCTAAACCAAGTTCGCCGTCACAATGCTCCAAGTCGCTCTGGTCAGTACGAATGGACTGAACAGATTGAAATATCCAAAGGACTGAAATCTTTAGCCCAAGACCAACAAGTTCTTGTTGTGTCTGCTTTCCAAACTAACCCTAAAGGAGAAGTAAGATTCTCGAAAGGTATCGAAGATGCTGTAGATGCGTCTTATACTCTTGAACATTGGGGTAAAGAGGAAAATGCAATCAAGTTCAAATGTAACAAGATGCGTAGTGGTGAGATGAAGTCCTTTATTTCAGAAATTGACTGGGAGACATTAAAAATCGGACCACATTCAGCAATGGATCCAGATGAACGAGCTGAATTAAAAGAACAAATGAACACAGGGGAAGAAACTTATGATTTATAATAGTTCAGTAAGAGATTTTCAAATGGGAATTTTTCAATTTGATATAGATGAAAAATTTTTCAGTTATTTCCCACAAAATTGGCAGTCGACAGGTGGCGCCGAAGGCTGGCTTTTACATAATCGCAACAGGCTTTACGTGCGACTATATGTGTTTATAGATTCAGTTCTAGAACGACACAATAAAGGACAAAGAGGGTTTAGAGACCCAATAATAGTATGGGGAAACATAGAAAAAGGACATTTTAATATCCACCCCGGCATGAATAGAATAGTATTAAAAATGTGTTTACCAGAAGTAGAACAAATTGGTTGGCTAGTAGATAATAAATGTTATCATAGAGACCAATATAAACATATTTTTAATAATGTTCAAGAATTAGAAAGAAACGAACAAAATCAAAGACGTATTTTATGGCAATCACACCATAGAACAGGTAGGAGAACACCGCAAGGAATACCTTGTGAAGATCAGTATGATTTCTCCCTTACGTCAGATATTTATGTAGCAGACCCTACATATAATACACCTGAAAGAAAAGAAAAATGGGAAGATATTAGTAAAAGAACAGGATTTTCTGTATATGTAAATAATAAGTATATGTATGATATAGGAACTCCACAATCTCCCCATTGTAAGTATAACGTAAAGACCATAGAAGGAATATATCAATTATTTCTTCACTATTTCTTCGGATATAGTAAAGATAGATGGTCGGCTCAGTATTTTAGGAGATGGAATTGAGATGAAAGCAGGAAAAATTTGGGGACAAACAGAACTTATCCATGCAAATGGCGTTCTGGAGTTCCATAGAATTGAATATAAAGCTGGATACAAATGTTCCGAACATGAACATCAGTTTAAATGGAATGGGTTTTTTGTAGAAAGTGGAAAAATGCTAATTAGAGTTTGGCAAACTGACTATGACTTAGTTGATGAAACTATATTACTTCCTGGCGACTTTACACAAGTTAAGCCTGGTTGTATTCATCAGTTTGAAGGAATAGAAAGTGGCGTAGCATTTGAGTTATATTGGGCGGAATTTAATCATAATGATATAAAAAGGCGTTCAGTAGGAACTCCCACAGATAAAAAAGACCCTGAAGAAGGTGATCCATTACTAAGAGTTATGGAAGAAGAAAATGATGTATTTGGAAAAGGAACTGTATTCAACAAAAATTATCGTGCAGTTAAAGATTTAGAAACAGAAGAATTGATTAGACAGCAAATTCTTCGAGAGCACGATCAAGGATTATAAATCAAGGGGGTGTAGCTCAGTTGGGAGAGCAACTGCCTTGCACGCAGTAGGTCGCAAGTTCGAATCTTGTCACCTCCACCAAAGGAATTAAATATGAAAATAAAGAAAGTAGGAAAAATAAACCCAGTAGCGAAATATTCTAGGAATAAGTCGGGTGCTGGCGCGCACAAAGATAAGTCTAAATATGACCGAAAAAAAGAACGTCATGTAAATATGTTAGGAGAAGATTGGGATATGTTGCCCGAGCCAGAAGTATTTGATAAACATATTGAGGAGCAAAGAAGAATAGAAGAATCAGTTTCTAGTAAATTAGATAGATTGATACTTTTACAAAATATGCAAGAGAATTGTAATAACCCTAGTATTTGGTTTTCATATGAGGAAGAAATCATGAAAATCAAGGAGGAACTAGAAGATGTTGATTTTTGACAAGAAAAAATTAAGACAACGCTCAAAAGAATGGACAGGTACACTAGAGGAACTAGAAGTACTTGTTGATAAGATGGGTGAAACAATGGAAGAAAATAAAGGAGTAGGTATTGCTGCAATTCAAGTAGGAGAACCATACAGAGTATTTTTAGTCGGAGAAGGGGATAGATGTGAGTTATTTATTAACCCACGACAAATATCATTAAGTCCTTATAAGAAAAAGCATTGGGAAGCTTGTTTAAGTTGTAAAAATACTACTGTTAGGACTTCTAGGTCGCATAGTATCACTCTGACATATGACACGATAAAAGAGGGATTACCTGTAGTTGTAAAACGAACATTCAAAGGTTTTGAAGCAGTTAAAGTTCAACACGAATTAGACCACATAAATGGATTTTTGATAATGGATAGGGGGAAAGCATATTATGGCAAAGGATCGAATTAGTAGAGAAACTGCTGAACAAGTACCTCTTCCACCACATACTTGGTACGTACGAAGTATAGAGTGGTTATTAGAACAACCTAAAGTAAAAGAAAATATAAAATCTGTACCTTTAAACAAGCCGTTAATGAAATCATTAAGGGAACATGGTATGAAAAGTCCTATTTTGACCATGCCAAATTGGTACCCAATCGCAGGGAGTCAAAGACTTAGAGCATTACACGAAATAGTAAAAAGTCCAGCAGCTACTGATAGAGATTGGGCTATTGGGCAACAGGAAGTAAGAGTTTGCCGAATAAATAAAGAGTATTGGCTTATGTACTATTTATGGGGAGATAAGGAGTTTAGAGATAAAGCCGTTGCTATCTACTTCCAAATGGTAGAATTAGTCTGGAAATCACGGTATTATGAAGATGAATTTGACCCTAGTGGTGTAAAGATGACGGATTTCGAAGAGCTAGGGGATAAACTAGAGTGGAAACATAAATCTAATCTTGGAATTGAAAGAATTAAATCCCAGCAAAAGAAAAATAATACTTGACACAAGGTCAAAATTTTGTTATAATATATAATAGAAATGATTGCAATAGATTTACTTAAAGAAAAAGAAATTCCGTTTACTGTCAAAGGACAGGACGCAATCATATCATGCCTAAATCCTGAGCATGATGACACGAATCCAAGCCTGAGAGTAGATAAAGTAACAGGCATAATGCATTGTTTTTCATGCGGATTCAAAGGTAACTTATTTACACACTTCGGTGCACCAGAGAGTCCACTAGAAGTTAGACTACACAGAATTAAAGACAAGATTGCAAAGACAAGAAGTCAAACCATAGGTATTCAACTCCCAGAAGACCGTATCGAATGGAAGGGTGGTCCGTACCGTAATATATCTGAGGAAACTCTAAAGATATGGCAGGCCTTCACTTGGAATGTTCCAAAGTTTGAAGGAAGGATCATTTTTCCAATTCGAGACTTAACAGGTAAGACTATTGCACTCTTAGGGAGAATGATAGCTGGAGGCTTAGGAAAAGAGAAGTATTATATTTATCCATCGGGGGTAAAAATGCCATTTTGTCCAGCTAAAGTAAAACCAATAAATAATAGAGTAATATTGGTAGAAGGAATTTTTGATTGTCTCAATCTTTGGGACAATGGTTTGAGAAATACAGTCTGCTGTTTCGGAACACAACAAATGGACTGGTACAAACTATCTCTGCTAAAACTTCAAGGAGTGCAGGGAATTGATATTATGTTTGATGGCGACGAAGCAGGTCAGAAAGCAACAGAACAATTAAAGACATTGGCAGAAAAAATGGAAATGTCGGTGCAGAAGATAACATTAAGAGATGGACAAGACCCAGGCGGGTTGACCCCAGCTCAAATACATAAAGTGAAGGAACGATTATATGGATAACGAACAACTACAGAAAGCAATCTTCGGATTACATACTCGTAGATTCGGCACAGTTGCCGAGATTATGATTAAGAAGATTATAAATGCAGACGACAGTAGTCAGTTATCATTCGATTTATATGAAAATTCCACTTCTTCTAGGATAGAGTGTAAATTTTCTCGAGTTCAGAAGAAAGCAGAATTGAAAATAACGGACAGTAATTTGTTCAAGGCTTTAGAATGTGAAGCCAACCGTGATATTATGTATCACGAATGGAAAGATTACGACTGGGATTGTAATATCCAACAAGTCAAAAAAGAAGAATTTGATATTCTTTTTTATGGAGTATTCTTTAAAGATTGTATTTTAATCTTTAAGGTAAATAGTAATGATATTGGAAAAGAAATGAAATACTCCAATAAACAACACAGAGGCAATACAGGTGAGGGGCAATTTCATTTAAATCCCCAAACTTTTAAATATCACCTAGATTGCCATTTATTTAAAACATTAACTTACGGAGAATTATTAGAATGGCTGAAATAGCACTTATAGAAACTAAACCTTCTAGTACGAACTACGATAAATATTTCGAGTTCGAATTTGACCGTTTCGCACTATGTTCTGATAGTTCAGTACAAAAGGTTCTTAAAAGAGATGTTGACCTAGAAATAGATGCTGATAATTACGATTGGGTAATATTAGTAGGTGCGGAAGCATTTAAACATTTTACTAGAAAGACATCGGTAACAGAGTATAATGGTAAGATTATAGACGAGAAATATCTTGCTCTAATTAACCCTGCTATTATTAAATTTAAACCAGAAGCTAAGAAATCCTTTGAAGATGCTGTTGAAAGTATTTCAGGGTATGTTAGCGGAGAGCTTAAAATAGAAAAGCTAGATGAGGACAAATGTTATGGAATACAAACGAAAGAAAAGTGTCTTTCGTTTTTGGAGGCAGCTTTGGCTGCACCCCGACCCTATATTGCGCTCGATTCCGAGACCTCTGCGTTATACTGTCGAGATGGTTATATGCTCGGCTTTAGTATGTCTTATGAGCCTGATCACGGGGTCTATGTTGATTGTGATATTATAGATGAAGAAATTGAAAAGAAAATGCAAGAACTTTTCAATAAAAAGACTGTAGTTTTTCACAATGCGAAGTTTGATTTACAATGGTTTATTTATCATTTTAATTTCAAGTTTCCAAAATTCGAAGATACAATGTTAATGCATTATATGTTTGATGAAAACCCAGGTACTCATGGTCTTAAACAACTAGCGATGAATCATACTCCTTATGGAGATTATGAAAAACCGTTAGAAGATTGGGGAATTGAGTACAGGAGAAAACATGGAATACTAAAAGAAGCTTTTAGTTATGATTTGATACCTTTTGATATAATGAAAGATTATGCTGCTATGGACGCAGTAGTAACATTTCTACTATATGAAAAGATGAGGGCAGCCATTGAGAAGAACTCCAGACTCTTATGGGTTTATGAGAATATTCTTCTTGAAGGTTGTAACTTTTTAATGCAAGTTGAAAATAATGGAGTGCCTTTCGACCGTGAGCGACTTGAGTTTGCTCAGGGTGTAATGCAGGAAGATATAGGGAAAGCAGTTGCAGAACTATACGAATTTCCTGAAGTGAGACTTTTCGAGAAAGGACAGGGTAAAGATTTTAACCCTAATTCAACAGTTCAACTTCGAAGCCTTCTATTCGATTATATCAATCTAACCCCAACGGGTAAGAAAACAGGTACAGGCGCACACTCTACTGATGCAGAAGTCTTAGGACAACTCGCAGAAGAGCATGCCGTACCGAAACATATTCTTGAGATTAGACAAAAGAATAAAATTAAGAACACTTATCTTGATAAAATTATACCGAATCTTGATAGGGATTCTCGATTGCGTACTGGGTTTAACTTACA